GCACCAGTACCATCTCGACCTGTTATACTACTTGCATTAGATTCTATAACAATAATGGGTGCTACAGTTATTCCAGTTCCACCACCACTAAATGTTATTGCTGTAATAACACCAGATACAACTGTTATAGTTAGAGAAGTAGTTTGTAGAGTTCCGTTTGAACCAAAGTATGAAGTATTGCCGTTAACTCTTTGATCGGTACCTGCTCCATGTGAAGCTGTACCACCTAAACCAACAACCCAATCTAAAGAAGTAATATTACTAACATCAATTATATTTTGAACAAATCCTCCTGCACTTCCAGCACCACCGGGGGTTGCACCATTATTAATACCTCCTACATCACCTCCACCCTTAACAGAAACTTCAATTTGTGTAACACCTGAAGGTTTTACCCATGTACCCGTGCGATTGACAGCACCAGTATCTGGCTGACCGTCTTGATGAGTATAAAGTTGTTGTGTTATCATACCACCAGTTGAAGCTTCACTTGCCCAGTTTGTTCCATCAGATGTTAATACATTTCCATCTGCACCAACAGCAGGTAAAGCATCAACCCATTCAGGTGCATTGACAGCACTATTAGTTGCAAGATGTTGTCCTGTTGTTCCAATACCTAATTTCTGATAATCTGTTCCATTATAATAAAGAATATCACCAGCCACATCACCACCCATAGATAGTTTAGCACCCGTAATACTATTATCTGCAACAGAACTTGCAATACCTAAATGTACTACTCTTATAGCTGCACCATTGCCAGGTGCGGGACTAAATGTAATTGATGTTGTTGATGGTAAAGTAAATGATGTGGTTGGTTGAGCAACACCATCAATAAAAGTTAATATTGATTCTTCATAAGGCGCACCAGTACTTAATGTAAACGTAGTTGTAGTACCATCACCTGTAAAAAGATTTTCTATATATGTGGAAGAACCTACAGCACCACCTGCACCAACTGTTGCAAAAGTCATTGTACCAGATCCGTCTGTAACTATTGCCTGGCCTGAAGTTCCGTCAGTTACAGCCAATTGTGGAATACCAACTGTGTTGTCGGTAACCATTCTACCATGTGTTTTAATAGTCATTTATTTTATCCTTTAACGCTTAGTTTCCAAGTTATATTATCTTCATCCCATTCATAAGTATCTGCCGCATCATGGCCTGTTGGATAAGCAACTGGTGCATCCCATAGACAAGTATCCTCATCCAATATCCATGATGGATAAGGTTGTTGAGGAATAAATGCATCTCTTGTTTTATCATAAGTCATACCGACACCAGCATAATTTTTTCTCAATGGTGTTCCACCTAAACTATGTTGACCCCCATATGTATTATATGAAGTCTTAATCCAATTAAGAGAATTGCCAAACTCACCAGAATTGACAACTTCTTCATCCATAACAAGAACTCTTGTAACTATATTATTCTTATCTATAAGTGCATAATGTGCCATATTCTATACCTTACTATAAAAATGTGTCATACAATATCTACCCAATCCTTGATCTCTGTATTTATTTTCTATTTTTACTTTATCTACTTCATGTAAATAATAGCTTGGAAACATTATCATTCTATTATGTATACACTCAACTGTTTCATTTGATTCTGGAAATCTTAAATTTCCATCTTCAAATCTTTTTGGTTCTTTATAAAACCATATCAAAACTGTATGCATAAACGAATCAAAATGTTCTCCATAACTATTTGAATCTTCATAATAATTAACTATCGAACAATCATAGTTAGTATTTTCAAATTGTCTTGCAGCTGGTGTCGTCTGTCTATAATTTTCTAAAACTTCTTGTGATAATATTTTTTTATATACTGTTAATATATTTGAATCTTCTCTATTGTCTGGATATATTCCTTCCAGATAAATTCTATTTAAATTGGCTACTGGACTAACACCATAACTACCTGGGAACTTTCCATCTGTATAAAGATTGTCTTGTCTATACCATTCAAGTTCTTCCCAAATTAAATCTTGTTCTTCGGTTGAATAAAAATCATCAACAATCATATATGGAAAAGCTTTATCATCTGTACATAATGTAAAATTCATAATACTTATAATTTAAGGGGTGTATATAATAACATCTCCTGTTGCACCAGAGGTTCCACCAGTAAGTGTTTCACCAGTAACAAAAGCTCCTGTTGGTTCTGATAGACTTATTGTTCGCCGAGGTGTAATCCAACTTAAATTTCCTGTTCTTGCATCATTAGTACTTGAACCAATACCACCAGCACCTACTGCAATTGCATAAGTCCCAGATACAATCTGTGTACCAGTAGCAACGTGCATACCACCAGCACCTCCACCACCTCTAAACCATCCACCTTCACTATTACTATTACCATGACCACCAGAACCTCCACCACCAGATATAATCATAGTATCAATATTACCAGTTCCAGTTACAACAATTGCACCGGAAGATAAAAAAGTATGTGATTTATAATTTACCGAACTAACTGTATAAGTATTTGTAGTACCACCTGCAATACTAAATCCTGATTGACTTGTATCATATCTCACAACTACAATACCAGAACCTCCATTACCCGGTACGGATCCAGCTGCGCCACCTCCACTTCCAGTATTTACAGCACCAACAGCAGTAGTTCCACTACCACCTCCACCTGATCCACCTGCAGCATAACTTGGAGTTACATTACCTCCTGCACTTCCACCACCGCCTGCAAATATATGCATCCCTACAGTAGTTCCAGCAGTATTTCCATCTCTATAAAAATTAGCTAAACCAGCACCGCCTGCTCCACCAGTATTACCACCTCCACCGCCACCGGCAGCACCTGCTCCTCCACCGCCACCGCCTGCACCTGAATGAGCATTTCTATCTCCACCATTACCACCATTATTTCCTTGGCCTGTAGTTGATCCACCTCCACCAGAAGGACCCCAATTGTTTGAAGCTCCTCCTCCACCTGAACCACCACCATAACCAGCTTCTTCACCCGGACCTCCTGCACCTCCACCTACACAAGTTGCTAACTCTGTTGTTCCTATTAAAGTAACACCTTCGTAAACTGCTGTATATCCATTTACACTTCCTGTAACTGTTTCACCTAATTGAAAATCTGGTAAAGCAGTAAGAGTTCTTTCTATCACTTGTGATGTCCCAGGAGTTCCATGATAAGGAATCTGTTCTGGATTTGTTCCACCCGGACCGGGAATATTACCTTGAATTTTAATCTGTAAATCCATTAATGCAGCTGCAGTTAAACCGACTACACTAAGATGTCTGCCCTGATTAATAAATGCCATATTTTATGCCTTACATTTTAACATAAATCTTACACCTGATCCAGCAACTCCAGAACCAATTTGTGTAACTTTAAAAGTTATCCTATCACCAGAAACAAAAGCAGTTGTTGATAATACACCAGCAGTCATCGCATTAGTACTAATTGCAAATTGTGGTTTAGTAGAATAAATTGATGTTCCATTTTTTAAAACATCACATATAAGAGCTTGACCAGTACATACAGTATCAAGATATCCAACTTCACCTTCAAATATTCCAGTTCGTGCCATAACCATTTCACCATATGTTTGAACTACCACTGCTTGTGCAACAGTAGCAGAAGAATAACCAGCAATAAAAGATATATCATAATTCCATCCAAAAGCAGCACCAAACGAAGTTGGATTTCCAGCAATCTTAGTTCCATCAATAGAATCATCTGCTATATCAGTTCCAACGATTGAACCATTTGCAATTTCTTGTGAACGAATAGTTCCCGGAGAAATTGATGCATTTGTAATTGTTTGTGCAAATATCTTGGCTTCTGTTACAGCATCATCAGCTAACTTAACTGTTGTAATTACACCATCTAAAATTTTTGCTGAAGTAACTGCGTTCGCTGCTATTTTCGCAGTCGTAACTGTTCCATCTGAAGGTACACCAACCGTAGATTGAAAACCAAGATGTAAACAACGGATAATTGAACTTAGAGGAGGTGCTGTAATAAACTGAATAGATGTTGCTGTCGGTAATGCGTATGCAGTTGTTGGTTGAACAATACCATCAATATAAACTAGTAATGCGTTAGTAGAACCAACAGAAGCAGAAAGAGTAAATGTGGTTTGTGCAGATACACCTGTAAATTCATCTATTGTAAAATTCTTTAATGCTGTTGTCAGCATTCCAGATGTTATCGTATCCTGATTAATTACAGCTGCAGATGTTGTACCAGAAAGATGTCCACCTAAAGCAGGGTCTGTAAGAACATCACCAAACGAAAGAGTACCAGAACCATCAGTAATAAGTGCCTGACCAACAGTACCATCTGAAACATTCAATTCAGTAATTCCAACTTTATTATCTTTAATAAGAGCATTTGCAACAGTACCTTCAATGTCACCACCAAGAGCTCCCATCGTGGCACCAGCTACATCAATCGTACCAAAACTAATTGTACCAGAACCATCAGTTTTTATTACCTGTTCTGCTGTACCATCTACAAGATTTAATTGAGTAACACCAACTTGATTTATGACATTACTCATATCCTCTCTTGCTAATGGATATCCACCTGCAACTGATCCATCATGAACTACTACTGTATCTTTACTAGTATCAACAGTTGTTTCACCATCATACCCTGTAAAGGTAGCATGCTCTGATGTTGTACCTCTTCTTCTTTGGACTCTCTTTGCCATATTATTTCTCGCTCATCTTTAGTAAAAGATTTTTTATTTCTTGTATATCATCTTTCAAAGTATTTATATCAGTTACACAATTTTGTAAAGTGTTTTGTTCTTGTACTCGTTTATCTCTTGCCATCTTATATTGTTCTAAAGAATTAATATCAGTATTTAAAACAGCTTTAGATAAAGTATCTCTAACAAATTTATGTTCATTCATGCCATCGCGATTGCTCGGTAATCTTGTATTCTCGGAACCTTAGTTGTATTTGTACTTGTCATTACAATCTTAATTGCAAAAGTTTTAAATGTTGTATATGTTGCACCCGAAGCAGTATAGTTAACATTACCACCTGCTGGGTCAAATTGAAACTCAGTAAATTCATTATCTGTCAATGCAACATTATTTACATTAGTTGTCTGTGACATTACTTCCCATGGTCTATCATCAAATAATTCTGGATCAAACTGTGATAATACTTTGTAATAAACATAAACATTTGTTCCAGCTGGTTTATTCATTGTTAAGAATATTGATAAATCAGATGCGTCAAAACCATCTGTCAAACTTACTCGTCTTGAAATATATTTTGCTGTTGCGTTTCCACCAGACGGTTGTTCGGTTTCATTTGTTATATCATTATTAACTATATTTTCAATTGCAATCGCACCCATTCGACCCGTATCAATAATAGGACTGATTTGGTCATTCGTGGATGATAGAGTAGCCTTAGCAACAAAACTTCCTGCTGTTGTAGTAATTACTTGTTGATTAACAAACTCATGGTTTTTATTTGGAATTGTATTTACAAAAGAAGAACCTAAAATACCAGTAGATTTGGGAGATGTCTTGACTGCCCAAGTCACTGCTGTATTATCAATTTTCAATTCTTGTGGTGTCATTTGCATAACATCCATATTCATATTTACTGAATTTGAATTATTAAATACAGCTTCATGTGTTCCTGCTATTGTATATGAACAACGATTTAAAACAAAAGTCAAATCTTGATTTTGATTCTGTTGCCATGTACTTGCATTCTGTGATTTAAACAATACACCAGTTGCGGGTTGTTTAGAAACTTTTCGTGTAGAACCAATTACGTTCTGTCCTAATTCTGCCATGTAAGATTCCCACTTACTACTATTAGACATTATAACAACTGCATATTCTCCCGGTGCTAAGAAAACAGGAGAAGGGAATGTAAACTTAGTTGCTACTGAACCATCTTCACTTGTCGTAACTTCAGATGGCAATTTACTTACATCAGAAAATGGTGCTACCATTAATGTTGGAAAGCCTGCTTCAGTCGCACGAATAGAAACATTAACTGGAACACCACCATCATCTTTAGATTTAAAATATAAATCTAAGTCAGAACAATATACACCATTTGGATATAAACTAGGATCAACAAAGAATGTTTGTGCAAGAGGATCACCACCACCCGGAGGTGCGGCCCATCCAATAACAACATTTCTATCAAACCTTCTTGTTGTTACTATTGCCTCATCAGCACTTCCCATTTGTCCTACATGAAGTCTTGGGATTCTTGATGAAAGAATTAATTCTTCATTTGTTGCTAACAATCCCTGTGCATGAAAAGCTCTTTCAGCAAATGTACTAGCCGTTGTTAATGAACCATTAGAATCATCTGTTAAAAGAAATTGTCGTTCACCAGTTCTGAATATTAATAAAGGAGGTTCTTGTTCTTGTGCTAAATCTGGACAAGGTAAATTAAATACCAATCCACTAACTGAACCATTATCATCACTATAGATTGCATCACCAGCACTTCCACCACTAGGAGTACAATATGAAGCTATTGATGTTTTATCAAAGAAAGGATAAACTCTTGTGTTTGGTTTTAATCCTGTTGCTGTAACAGTAATCGTTTGTTCTCTTATGTATGGTAATACAGAAAGATCAACCACTCGTTCTCCGAGAGTTTGATTAACTGTATCAGAACCAACAATCTCTGTTCGTATACCTGTTCGTGATTGAAGTTGATCTACAGCAAATGTTTGTCGTTGTACTAATGCTCGACCCTGCCATCCTGCCTCACCTCTATCAACTACTCTTTCATTTCTTCCAGTACCAATGTCTTGCCAATCATTCCATTGACTTCCCCATCCAAGTCCAGCCAACATTTCCCATGCATCATTTTCACCAGTTGCATTAACAATAACATCTGGTCTATTATTTTTTGATACCCACATATCACTATCTGGACTGAGTGAAAGTACACCCATCCAATGTTGTACATCAAATGGATTAACACTTGTAAATGATGTTGCTTGTGTTTGACTAACAAGAGATGTCGTTGTATATGGTAATGTAATTAAGTCACCAGTTTTCTGAACACCCGTAGATGAACCAGATATATATGTGAGGTCTGCCATGTTAGAAAGAAACGAAGGTCTTAATTCACGGCTTTGATAATCAATAGCACACTTATAATCTGCACTACGAACATCGCCTATACTATGTCCGGCAAAGTCATCAACTAATATCCCATTCTTGAATCTGTCTAATCCAGATGCATCTTTAATAACCAATGCCTCTGCATCTTTTTCAAGTAATGTAAGAGCCGTATAATATTCTACATGATTAAGTCGTTTTTCTAACTTACCAATGTCTTTCATTGTATATCGTTTATTCTCAATATACTTTGCAATAACATCGGCTGGTTTAAATGTGTATGCAGGAATTCTAAGTTCCCACAAACTCATTGTGTTATCTAATTTATATGGAGGTACTGGATTATCAGATGATACACCTTTGTGTACACCAAACTGTTTATCTTTACTTAGATAAACCATATCTATTCTTGGTTGGTAATAACTATAATCTGCCTGCCAATTAAGATTTGGATATGGATGTTCTGCACCTGTTAATGTCGTGGCTCCATCTGCTCGCCGTGGTCTAAAGTCAATACAATCTCTAAGTTCAACTATATTACCAGTTGTCGGACTTGTAAATGTTGGAATATCATCATAACCAGTTGCTGCTGTATATGAATCAGCAGAAAGATAACCAGAACCACTATGTGTAAAATAATCAAAAATTACTAAAATTCTACCAGTAGGTGCAGTTCCTGTTAATTGGATTCTACCATGATCGTAAAAATTATCTCGTTGTCCAGTATCCAAAGTGTAACTAGATTTAATATCTGTATCACCAGTTGCAAGACTAGCCATGGTTGCAGTATATGAGTTAGCACTTCCAGTAATAGTTTCTGTTCCTGCAAATGTTCCTGAAGTAACAACAAACGTAATTGTTGTTAATGGATTATGTGCAATAACAGTTCCTATTGCACCAGATGTTCCACCCGTAATTGTTTCACCAGCAATAAAAGTTCCAGTTGCACCTGATACTGTTAGTGTCGGTGCTACTGCATCTGTACCAGCATTGCCAGAATCATAAACAGATTTAATTAAACTTGCGTCAGCCAAGTTAAGAGAAGTGTATCCTAATGCTGTATTGTTTGGTGATGTAACTGGTAATGTTTTATTCAAAACAAGTGTCTTAATTCTTTCTTGTTTCGTATCAACATTCATAGTTACCCAAAAATTAAATGTCGTATTTAATGATACGTCACCAGTAAATATAGTTACTGACTGTCCATTAGCAGCTACTGTAACAGTTGCAGCTGCAGGAGTTGTTGCACTAAGATTTACATTCACACCACCCGAATCCTGTGCATGATAATAAGTATCTTTTACCGTTGAACTAAGTACACCAGTTCCATAGAATGTTTCATTAGCACCACTTGATGTTAATGTACAAGTACCAGCACTAATAGTAACAGTACCATAATGTTTTTGTTTAGTATAACTTGTATCAATGTTACCCGAATCATCACGAATTGTTTTAATCGTATTCTGTGGTAATTTAAATACCATTGAATTGAAATCTGTTTCAAATAATTTTGCATCACCATTCACAACACCACCAATTTTACCTATATCAGCTACTCTGGATTCTGTGGTTACAACTACTGGAGTTGTATTTGCATCAACAGGGATAGTAAATCTTTCTGCATCAACAAATGCATTACCAGCTGTCATCTGAATATCATATAAAAATATTTGATATCTCCAAGTAGATGGTGTGCCTAACGTAGGTCTATCAATTGGTGTTATAGTACGAACTCTTGCTGTACCAATTTTAGTATTTGCGTATGTAACTGGAGTTGTTAAAACAGGAGCTGCATTATGAATATCAACTGCCGTGCCTGTAGTAAAATCATACATTCCTGACAAGTTATCAATTTTAGTATAATTGCCATATTGTAGTAAACGATCAAAGTTATTTACACTAACATAATCTCTTGCACGATCTACTGCAACATCACTTGAAATTAAAGTTCTAAATTCATGGCCATGAACATATGCTTTACCTGGGTCTAATCGTGCAGTAAATTTTGTTGCATCAACTGGATTACCTGTATGTGGTTTTAATTGTAATGGAAAATGTCTTACAGTATAATCACCTGACTCATCATATGTTCTTCGAGCAAATGTTTCTTCCAATACAGAGTAGATTGGATATTCAACATCAACATGTCGAACACCATTTACCAAACGAATCATCTCTATAAAATCTATATCATCTGTAGACGTTGTAGTTTTCTTAATAAGAGTAAGAGTATATTTTAATCTGTCAGCACCTGGAGCTGCATAGTTGTATGCTCCCTGTGCATTATCTAAAAGTGTAGTATCATCCCCAGAAGCAACTGTAACTGCTTCGACTTGAAAACCAATTTTATATGTTGGTGTATTTGTATAGTTATCTAAAATAACTGTTGAGGCACCTGCTCGTATAAAGTTACCATTAAAATAATAGTAACCTGCATCATTAGAAACTGCTGAACCCTTACCTGTTGCAGAAGAAGATGCAGCTAGACAAGCAACTGCTTGATCTGTTGATACTAATCTTTCACCAGAATTAAATACTGCTGAAGTATTAAGAGTAGCTGTTGCAGTTGCAGAAGAACCTCCACCACCCGTAATTGAAATACTTGGTGTAGATGTATATCCAGATCCTTTATTTGTTACATTAATACCGATAATTGTTTGCGCACCAGAAGTTCCATTATTACCAACTACAGCAACAGCTGTTGCATCAACACCACCACCACCTGTAAGAGTAACTGTCGGTGTAGTAGTATATCCTGTTCCTGCATTAGTTACAGTAATACCTTGAACATTTTGTGTGAGTCCACCACCCGTAAGATACTTAACCCATATAGTATCTGGATTACCAGTTGTTGCATCAACAGCAGAAGTATTAACAACTCTTGCTATCGTTCCAGATTGACTACCAATAATTGTTTTACCATTAAAGTCAGCAACAGTAATTGCAACACCATTATAATTAGCTTGCAACTTTACATAATTATAATCTGTATCAACGTGCAATTCACCACCAGATACTCGACTACCATTTGCAAATATATGATCGCCAAATCGTTTGAGTTGATTTCTTATTATTGTTTGTTCTTGGGTAAGTTCTCTTGCCTGAACAGCTACAGCAGGTTTATAGAGGACTTGATGAAAATCTTTAGTTTCATCATAATCATCAAAGTAAGGACTCTGATTAAGATTTAAATTTATATTGGTCGTCATGTATTATTACCTTTATTAAAATTCAACTACTAGCTTAACATCCTCTGTTTGGTCAGATGCACGATTGATGGGAGCTCGATATTCTACATAAATTTGTTCTCCACTATCATCATCCATTTCAGCACCAGAGTATGTACTTGCTGTTGCGGCAGAGCCAGATACATTTGGGTTTGCAATCAAAACTACTTTTCTAAAATCATCTCCTACAACAAAATCACCACCCTCTGTTCCAACTAAACGAACATTCATCATAACGTATGCTCCACCAAGTTCTGTCTTTGGATTTTTACCGTGTCCATTCTTGGGACCGATTCGTGGTTCAAGTGTACATCCTGTTCCACCACCACCAGTAAGAGTTGCTGTGCCAGAACGATAACCAGTACCAACTGCTGTCATAGCAATTTTCTTAATGATACCACCAACTACACTTGAACATCTTGCAGCTGCACCAGTACCTTCTGTTGTCGTAATTGCTACTGCTGGCATTATTTCATAAACACTTGTAGTATCTGGTTGTGTTGTCCATGCAGAAACAGTTGCTACTTTTGTAGAACCAACATAGTCAGTAATAACTTTAATCTGTCCACTTCCAGTTCCTGAAGAAATATAAACTGTCATACTATTATAAACATCATCTGTTACAGATGCTGTAGCTGCAAGAGTAATTGTAGTTGCCGCACCAGCTTGTGCCGTACCTGTATGAGTATTTGTATATCCAGTTCCACCAGCAGTTACATCTATATGTTCCAATGCTCCATCAACAGCTGCTTGCTGAACAGTCCATTGTGCTGTACCATCATTTGATGTCAAATACTTAATTGGAATCCAATCTGTCGTTACATATTTCAATACATCTGCCTGTTGGACTTCATACATAAATTTCCAACGATAGTTATCTGATGTTTCTATAATTGATGCAGATTGTCCAGTAGGTTTGACTGTAGAAGCAAGTCCACCATAATTACTGATACACTTGTAAATATTATATTGATCTGTCATTACAAAAAATGTTTGGTCAATCTGGTCATCTTGAAGATGATTGTATTCTGTATAAACAGTTCCTGATGTCCAATCAGTTCTTTTAACAACATGAGATACATCTGAGGTATTAATTAATTTTGCAGCTATCATATCATTATGATGAATAAAAGGTGCTACAGTTGTATCTATAGGTGTTGGGATTGCTGTATCAGATGGGGAGCCTTCAGTATATTGTCCAGCACTTACACCAGACCAACTATCAGCCTTTCCAATCATTAGATACATCTTATTAGTCGCAAATGACCCAATAAAATTATCTGCGTTATAAGTTCTAAATGCATTTGTTATAATTGCTGGCATAACTCAAATCCTCTTGTTTAATTTCTTATATTTATAATATTTATACAATACTTATGTGACTATTCATCACATATCTCGTTTTTTCGTTCTGTGTTGTAACATATTTGGAAATCTGTTCGTTCTTAAAAAATTCAATCGTATATGCATTACTACCCAAGTCTGTTTTTAATGTACTATATCCAGCCTGTTTTGCAAATTTCAATCTGTCTACTTGACGGCGCATAGGACCTAATTGTAATGCCCCTCCAATACCACTTGAAATCTGTCCCCAATCTTCATATGACGAAATACTTAAATCTGTAATGGTACTCCAATTCTCAGATGGCATGGTAAGTCCCATCTGAACATATAACCAATCATTACTATCTGCTATACTTAAAAGAATAATAGGTAAATCTATTTCAACAATATGCCAATCAGAATGTCCGAGTCCCATCTGTGAACCAAAAGCTTGTCCATTGTGTGGCCACGGACCTCCATCTGGCCATTCTGGATTTGTCTGTTGTAATTGTAGATTGAGTCGTACTGGTGGCTCAATATCTCCGTCATGCCATACAATAGTATATGGCCATTTGTGTTGTGGAGGAATAGAAAGTTTTATTCCTGTTTCGAGTAATCCCGTAATTAATGTTCTACCAAATAATGCAAGCCCAGAAGGATGCACTATTCGTTTGACATAATCTCTCCACTTGTCAATTGTATTACCAGCTTTAATCTCATAAGAAAATGCTTGATAATATATACTATCTTGAATATAGTTAGCAGCAGAAATAAATCCATCATCACCAACCCATCTTGTATTTGCTTCATCTTCGTAACTACCAATTGTTGCTACACCCGTTGCTGTGCCATCTCCTTTAGAAGCAAAATTTAAAGTTGGTATTGATTGATAATGAAAACCACCATTTACTATTTTCAAAGTTTTAATTCCACCAATACCAGACCCACTTAATGTAACACTAGCTCCTGTTCCACTTCCTCCTCCAGAAATAGTTGGTGTTGCTTTATATCCATATCCATTATGTTCAAACTCCAAAGCAGTAATTACACCAGAACCATCTACAGTTTTAACAAGTACACTACAAGTTCTTCCATCAATTTCTAATTTATCTGTATTGTTAATTGTAAGTTTATCACCAACAACATAACCAGTTCCACCAGATACAATAGTTGCTGTAGTCATACTTCCAGTTGTTAATGATGAAACCATAAACTGTGCCCCGACAGCACCTGCTCCACCACCTGTTACTGCAATATTGTCATCTACACTATAACCATTGCCAGAATTTGTTATTGTATATCCTGTTACCATACTATCCAGAGTAAACGTATTTGTTCCGTCTGTAACAGTTTCGTTGTCAATAAATGTTCCAACAACTTTAGAAAGATAAATAGTAGAAACAACAAAGGCTCCTATTTGTTCATTCAATACTAACTCAACAATTCCAGTAGCACCAGAAGTTCCACCAGTAATTTCTTGTCCAGTAAAATCAAATATAGCTGAACTACCACTAGTGTCAATACATCTTAAAATTTTATCTCTAGTATATCTTCCATCTGATATACGAAGCATATCAACAGATGGATAATAAAATTCAATTTCTTCTTGATACAATAAACGAAATAAAAACTGAAAAGATTTCTCACTACCTTTTGCACGATAGAAATCACGGAGTCGTTTTATTACATGAGGTTTATTTGAATTAGCAAATACAGCCTCTGGAATATCCTTACCAAATTGTGTTTTAAAATACTGTAAGAAATCATCAACTGTTTTATCAACATTAAAATAATTTGGAAGATTACCAATAATCTCATATGGTTTTCCAGTTTGTTCCAGATACTCATAGTATGCTTCCAAGAAAGCTACAAACGTAGCATGATCCTGTTTTACAAAATCTGGTAATTGTCCTTCTACACGAACAGATATTCGTTCATCAAACGAAGGATGTATTGGGGTGTTTGGATTACTTGCCATATTAGATTATCGTTTCCGCGACCATTGTAATATTAATTGCAGCTGTGTCAGTCGAATCAGTTGTTATTATTTGTTCTCTTAATGGAGTAATATCCTGATTGTTAGTTCCAGGTGTTACAGTCATCTTGATATATGTTTTTCCATCTGAAATAGTATAAGGAGTAAAACTATTTAAAACAACTTTACCAGTAGTATAATCTATAGTACCAAGATTCTGAGAACCAGAAGGTAAAGTCATATACGTTGTTGGAATATCTATAGCAACACTATCTGTTGAACTAGTATAAGTTGATCTAACTAATTTAACATTACCAAGACTATCATCAATCAATGTATATGTAAATCCATCACTCGCCGTAAAGGCAGTGCTGGTAAGTGTTCCCTTAGTTAGTGTCGTATTAAATTCCATAGTATATGTCGCAGCTACTGCTAAAGTTGTTGGAGCAATTTGCATCTGATATCTAATAGATGTTTTACTATTGCGTATAGAACTATTCGTATCATCTATTACTCCTGCTAACTTAGAATATCTAAACTTATTATCAAACTTTTGCAAACTCGTTGAGAAGTAATTTGTAATAGTTGAACTTATTAGAGATTTTAAAGTATCTTCATTCGTCAACAAAGTAACAGGATCATAATTAATAGTCGTGTCAATTAAGAGATAATAAAAAATAGGATCAATAATTTCTGGTGTTACAGTAACTACATTAGTCTTTTTCAATATAGATGTTTTGATTGCATCTTTAGTAGCTGCACTAAATGCTGTATTGCCTTTTGGTTTAACTGCTATATAAACTTTACCATATACTGCGGGACTTGCATCCTCACCACCATATACCGTAATAGATTCTATATCACTTCTCTCACCAAGCAAGATAGCTTTATAATCTTCTTTAGTTGTTGCACGTTTTTGTGCTTGATATAATTTTGGTGCATTTGTTTTTATTGAAGCAACAGATTCAATCTCTGCCCCACCTGAAGCTGCACTAGCAACTGTCAATGTATAGTTAGCTGATGATAAACCAGCAACTGTTCCGACAGCCGTAAATGAACTTGCCTTATTTGCGGCTAAACCACTTGTAACTAAATACTCAATAAAAATAATATTAGCATCAGCTAACTGAGCTCCAACTGAACCATCACCAAATAAAATTTCGTATTTTTGTTCTTCCACTTCTTGTATCCAAAAAACTTTTTGTGTAGATGCTATTGTTGTAACATCTAATGCATTAGCATTTGTCCAAGTAGTTACTGCTGTATCTGATGATGAATTTTGAACTTGAACTGTAATAGTAGAAATATCAACATTTCTATTTGGCACAACAAATCTTTGTGTTGTATCAGCTAAGTTGACAGTATATTTTTTATTAACAATTGTTCCTTCTCTGATCGGTAAATTAGTAACTGAATAGGCACCAGCAATCGGATAAATTGTTTTGTTGGCTGTTGTTGTAAACGTATAACTTGTTGCACTAATACTAGTAGTAAATCTTGTATTTTTTGCAATTGATAAAGATGTGGGAGAACCACTTGGAGTAAAAGTCATATCCAAGTATGCAGTAGAAGCAGTGACTGATGTTGGTATAACATTCAAATGTTTTGCATGAGAAACTACTGATTCTCTAAGTGAAGCAGAATCTATAAACATTTCATTGACTGCCATGTTTGCATAGTATCCCATATAGTGAGTATTGTATGCTAAGACATCTAACAAAACATCCATACCACTTCCAGTAAAATCATAATCAGCAAATTGACTTTGTGCTGATAAATATGATTTTAAATTTGACTTGATACCATCAAATTCTAAATCTGTTATTGTTAATTTATTGCTTGCCATTTATCGTAACCTCTCCAAAAACAATGAAATTTCTATGGGCTCTGGTGAATTGACTACATGGAAAAAAATTGAAACATCAAAACCATTTTTATCTATATCTCCACCAACAACAATATCATCTACCACAACTCTTGGTTCATAGTTTGCTAAACATAATTCTACAGCTAATTGAATATCATATTTCGTATGAGCAGTAGCCAGGCCAAACAAATGTCTAGTTACTCCTCCATCAACTTCAGGATGGAATGGTTTATCATACTTGTTTGTCAATATGAGATTCTTAACAGCTCGTTTAACAGCCTCTACATTTGTCTTTCGTACAATGTCTTTTGTTATAGGATGAGCAACAAAATCCAAATCCAGATCAGCCCATTGTCTGTTATGTGTAGAAAGTCCCTTTGTATATATTGCTGCCATAACTTGTTCCTTGTATTACTATTTTCTGTGTGTTATAATGTATTGTAGGTTTGGTTAGGGATCAAGATATTACTTATATTAATTATCTTCTTTTCCCTTGTCCTTTATATCTTTTCCAGCTTACTTTTTTCTTCTTATTCTTTGGCATACTTCTAGTAGAATGTCCAATAGAAGTAACTTTTTTAATCTTTTCTCTCTTGTTTTTAACTACTTGTTGAGCCATAATATCTCCTCATATATTTATAATAGTTTTAGTAAGATTTTGCAAAAGGACCGAACCCCTTTCCCTTTTTCTGTGCCATAAAACAAACATAAGTTACCCATATATCTAAGTGAGTTATATCTTTATTTTTTGGACTTTTCTTGTCCTTCAATTTCCTTAATTTATCTAAACAATCTACTTGCATTAATTTGGATACAATATTATATCTTAATCTATCCGATGTATCTTTACGCTCACCTTTTTTATCACCATCATCTTCACTTGGAGGAGATAACTCCTCTTTCTGTTTTTTGTTCCATGCTGTAAATCCCATATCTATTCGTTTTTCAAAATCCAATAAATCAACTTGCAAAAACATGCGTGTAACAGTATTAATAAAAGTTTTTCCATTAACACCACCACAATCAATAAATTTTCCCGAAATTCTATCTACCATTCTTTCATAATCTGGTGCAGCTTTTTTCCATGCCTTTGAATCGGCTGGATATTTAGTAGCATCATTTGCAAACGGAGCTCCTAGTTTTACAAACAACTCTCTTACTTCATCTGCTTGAGCTCTACCTGCACGAGCACCAGGTGCTGCTAATGGTTTTGGTTCAAACTTTAAATTTTGTGGTTTATTAGAACTTGTACTACTAGATTTTAAAGGCAACTCAAACCAATCTTTGCCATCTTCAGAAATTATCATTGATGCTTCCATTGTTCCAAATGCCAAAATATTATAATCTAAATTTTTTATTTTTTTTGTTTTAGCTAACTTATCTATATTATTTTTCCATGACTTAGATTGTGAAAATTTTGATAACTTTCCTTTCCATGTTTTTTCTGCCGCACCACCTTGAACTAAATAATTACCAGTTTCAACATTAAGTGAACATTTAGATCGCGTATGAGATTTATTAAATTGATATACATTAGCTCCTTTACCCGGTATAAACATTCTATGAGCTTTCGGATCTAAATTTACAACTTCCCACAATGCAGCTTTTCCAGAAATCTTTTTTAATGAAATACCAACCACACTAGGACTCTGAGAATTACTTTGTTGCCTCATCAAGGTAACCATTATATTATTTAACATATGAATCAAAACTTTTTTACTTCCAATATTTACTTGTCCTAATGCACCTTCAATGTCTTTTTTAACTTGTTCATAATCATTAACTAACCATACATCAGCTGGATTCCATGTATCCTTTTTAGAAATACCTGCTCTCGTTCCTACTAGTTTACTAATCCATTCCATAAAGGCACCTGAAGTCGATCTATCATAATGATCGAATTTAGATGCATCACCACCAAGTTGTGATTTACCAATTTTTGTACTCGTATCAAATACTTTACTTTGTTGTTTATAAAAATTCTGTAGCCATTGTGTATCAGCATGATGCTTCGCTGGGAAATATTCAAAAATTATATCTTGTGCTGCAGAATAACTATGATCCTTATAATATGGTATTCCTATTTTTTTACTTTGAGTAGCACTTAAACCACCAATCTTTCCTACAAATAATTTATTTTTTGGCAGAGTATTATTACCTGGCATCCATAGTTTAGGAGGAAATGTTTTACCAGCTATCTTCTTATTCTCCCATGCTTTTAGTTTTGCTCCATTTCCAGTTGGCATACCATACTCTTTTGATACTCCCGTCATTAAATTAATATCATTAAAAGAATCATACTTAAAATCTGTTTCAGGAAATATCTTTCCACCTCTCTTTTCATATATATGTTCAAAAAGAGCTAGACTTGCTTTCTCTTGCATTTCTGTCGTGTAAGTATCACTTGCCTTGGCAAATTTTTCACCATTAATAGCATAACCCTTATTCTTTTTACTGAAAAGTTCTACTTTCGCAGCCATCTAATTACTCCACTCGTATCCACTTCATGTCTTTAGCATGCTTGACTGAATCGTTCCACTCTTTCTCATTATGAAATATAGTAAACTCATCATGAGCTAAAGTAAATCCAAGTACTTGTCCCTTCTTCAATCGCTTCTTATGTTTCTCAGCATCTCTGAGAACATTACGATCCTTCATGTCTTTCCAACTCTTTACTTTTGCT